TGCTCAAAAGGTGCTAGTCCTTTAAGCTTGGTTAGCATCTCTGTTTTTAAATTACCCATTAAAGTGCGGAGATTATGAAGGCGAGGAGTTCGTCATATCGGATTCCTAATTGTGTCACTTCTTCACCTGTATCTTCATCTGTCCAAGTATCTGAGCAGAACAATCCATACTCATGTGCGTCTAAACCTTGAGCAGTAAATGCATCTCTTACATCCTGAGCTATGACTCCGATATGTTTTCTTGTGCCACCTTTAAATTTAAACTTTCTAACAAGTCCTTTACAAGCTTGTGCTACTCTAAGCTCTGCATCAGATAATTCTTCTATTTGTTCTTTTTGATTTCCATCTGAAGTGTTAATTGTACCATTGACAGCGTATATTGTTTGCCATCTTTTTGATGCTGAACCTATATTTGCAGTATTGTCGTTTATTGGTAAAACTGAACCAAGCGAATGCATATCTCCATCAGGTTCAAATGTATGTGTTGTTTCATCAGAGGATTTTTGTGGTTTGGTAAATACTAATGCTCCGTCTGATGTTCTTAAATTAATATCAGATTGTTGATTTGGAGATGACAAAGTTGAATCTTCTTGCAATCTGATACCTGCACCTGCACCTGACCTAGATATTTGAATATTGCCATCCTTGAACTCACATCCTTCATGAATAGTTGTGTTCGTGACAGCACCTATTGCACCACGAATAGACACTTTGTCAGCAGAAGCATCTGTGAAAATTAAGTTGGCATTTGTGTCACCTTCTACGCGGAAATCAATATTACCACCTGCATCATTAATCACAACATCGGAGGACGATACTTTAAAGGTTGTGTCAGTGGAACTAATTTTAGCAGAGGTCACAGCATCCGTTGCAAGCTTGGATGTGGTTACCCCATCACTTGCACCTGTTGAGTCTTTTATCTTTGCGGTAGTTACTGCATTATCTGCAATCTTAGCTTCTATAACAGAATCTGTTGCAAGTTTGGCAGATGTGACACCATCAGTTGTGCCTGTTGAGTCTGCTATTTTTGCAGTGATGACTGCATCGTTTGCTATTTGGGTTGAACCAACTCCTAAGTCTTTAATTTTAAGGTATCCACTTCCATGAACTTGTAGAGTCGAGTTGTCTGTTGCTTCATTACTCCCGGTCTTAAAAGTAGCTGAGTCAACTAAAGCATTGAGGTTGGCAGCAGTTACATTATCACCACTTGCATAGGTTGTTCCTTTATTTAAAATTGCCATAATATTATTGTGCTGAAGTTCTTGATCGGTCTGTTAATCGTGCATCCACTTTCACTGTCCTTATAAAAGGTCTACCTGCTGTTGGCTTTACTTCCACACTGCATCCATATCCACGCAAGCGTATGCCTGCTCGAATGCTTGCATCTTCACCCTGTGCTAAATCTCCTCCTAGTAATCCTTGGATTGTATCACCTGTGCGTGTGCGATCCGGGTCAGTGGTTGTAAAATTAATATCTCCTTGCGTGATGCTAAAGTCCTCAGATTTTAAATGCACTTCCGCGCTTGCAAAAATCTTTCGGTCTATACTTTCGGCATCATATTCTCTTGTTTGTAAAATCGAATCTACCGCAATAGTTTGCGGAACGGATACACCAGCAGTAACACTTACTTGATCACCTCCATCAAAACCTTCAATCTTATGAACACCACCTTCACTTGTGGTTATGTATAGGGCATTCTGCGTACCTTCACGCCCTACAATCATGTCTCGTATGTTGAAGGATAAGCTATTGACTTGGTCAATACTCTCCCATCCATTATTAATGAAATTATAAATTACGATTAGATTATTTTCATTAGATCCATCGACAGGTATGGCAAGATAGTAACGATTGTTGAAGTATGTACCAACAGCTTTGTCGATGTAGTTTTGATTAATCCTATCAATGGTTGGCTTGATTGCTTCTGAGATTGGAATTTCTAAACCACGCAAATTATATTCATCAAGAAAGGTCAGTGCATACACACCTTGGTCAGATAAAAATAATACTCTGTTTCCTACCTGGGCAATACTTCTGCGTGCAGAGCATCCCAGGTCAGGTGTAATTACATTTGCTTGTACATCTTGCAAAGATCCACTTACTCCTGTCAAACGATGAATACTTCTACGACAAAATACTAATAATGTATTTTCTGTAAATGCTTCCAACCCTACAATAAAATCACTTGCTCCACCTGTGACTCGAAATTGATTTCCAATGACGTCAAATGTAGTATCATCCAAAATATCACTTGCAATAATCTCGTCCATGTTTGGTCTTTTTACAGGACTACTTGCAGAGTCATAAAAGTAGGGCAGCCATAGTCTACGTTGATTAACTATGCCAAATGGTGCAGCAGGCATTCTGACAAAATATGATGTGGCAACCTTCTTTAAAAATGTAGTTGCATCTGCGGTTGAACCAATATCTTCAACTGAATGATTAAAACTAAATGTTGTTGTTGTAGGTACACCTGAAACTACAACTTTTAAATCGGCCACATAGTTTGAATTTGCAGACTTTACTAATTCTATCTCCTGCCCAACCAAAAGACCATGTGGACTACTAGCTGTTATGGTGGTTATTCCATTTGTACTTTCTAAATGTGTGCCTACCACAGCAGTTGGCATGGTGTAATCACCACTAGCAACAGATGTGAAGTCATTAAAATATTCTACTAATGCACCCGAAGAATTATATGTCGTAGAACCTGTGCTTGAAGCTGCAAAGGTATATGTAAAACTATCTACGCTAGGAACTGTTACTACCTTATAAACTCCATTAGGATTACCACCACTTAAAAAATTCCCCAAGCCACTAATTGTGGCAAATTTACCCACACTTAATCCATGACCTGTTGAATTTATTGTCACATCATTATTACTTCGACTCGCACTTGATATTACTTTTGTAGTTAAATCTGGAGTTGATTCCAAGGTGGTCGCACTATTGCGAAAGATATACATTTTATTGAATGCCTGGAGTAAATCACATCTTTGATTAATAGTTGTTGCTCCAGGATATTTAACTTTAAATTCTGCTGAGTCACGCAGGCGTAAAATACTGCATACATTATTAGTTGCGGTAAATATATAATCGTCCAAATCATCTGTGGTAGGATCGGAAAATAATGCAGATCCAAATACCTCGTTCACACCATCATCATTAATAATAAATAACGGGCCAAGATCCACTAGTGAGTTTGCACTTGTTGTGTATGTCTCATTACCACCAGCAGTTAAAGAGTAGGTCAGAGTTGTACCACTAACACTTGCTATAGTTTTTACTCCATTTGGATCAGTAGTGGTGAATCCTAGTCCACCTACTGTAATACTATCTCCTACTGTAAATGCAGAATCAAAGCTCGTGGCACTTGTCAGAGTGGCAACATTCGTTGTGGCATTTACACTCGCATTTGTAATTACATATGCCAAGCGTGTGACCATCTGATCTTCCGGGCAAATCAAGCTGCTTGCACTCGTGCCAAAAGATTTATCTGCACCTGTGTCCGCAAAGGTAAGTTGTTTATTGGAAAAGTTAATGGCAGTTAAAGTATGCGTGCCATTTGGATCGTCAGAACCAAAGTCTGTTAGTCCTTCAATGGTAATAGAATTGCCCGGTACAAATGCAGTATTTGGTGTGCTTGCAAGCGTAAGGGTTACTACATTACTCTGCCTTTGTGCTGAACTTATAACAAATGGCAAACGGATAGCATCCGCATCAATCGTGATTGCACCTGCAAGTGTGAGTAGTCCTTTACGAGGTTGCCAATTACCATCAATATCCATGCGACCATTTTGGCTTAACTGAACTTCACCTGGTTGCAGTTGGGTAGGGCGTAAACGATTGTTCATGCGAGCAAATGAAGTATCACCTTCTGATCTGTACTGATCATCAAGTCTACCATATGACCGATAACGACTCATTTATCTTTGCGCATTTCTAGGTAGAGTTTTCTACCCATGTAAATAATTGTAATTACACCTGCGATGCATCCAAATAAATCATCTAGATGTGCGAGACCAAAAGTGGCAACTGTACCACCCATTCCTAGAATTGCAGTACGATCTATCATTAGAATAAACAATCCAATATGATGATGCCAACGACAAGTCCTGCAAATATGGTTATCATTTTAGCTTTAGTAGACATGTCCAAGAACTTGTCTTTTAATAATTCAAGATTTCTCATTTCGGGAGGGTGGTTTTACGGGGAATGGCGCACGGGTTAAATGTCTCTCTGCTTCTGTCTTACTGCAATTTTGTGCTGTTCTCTTTGCCACAAAAATTGGAATGGCAAGGTATCCACCAAGTAATACTGCTGCTCCGATTAAGATCTTTTTAATAGTTGAGGTGAATGCCTCAAAGCCTGTCTTATGTTCCTCCATGCCTTGGGCAACTAAGGCAGAGACATCTCCGTGACTAAGTGCCTCGATGGTTTCTTCTGCTTCGATAAGAGCATCTTTGTTTTTAAGTGCCTCACCAGCAAGTACACCAGCACCAGCAGATAAACCACCAACTAATGGGCCACCTAAACTTCCGGCTGCACCCCCAGCCAATCCCCCCATTAGAGGGTAAGTGGAACGGATACTGCATGATGCCATGCATAACGCTAATACTATTATGGCAGTGTATATCATTCAGGCCCGTCAGGTGTCCACTCGTCTGTTGCTAGAATGGTAAGTATTTCAGAATGGGAGTATTGCGTTTTGCCATCCAAGAATGATGGTGTTGTATCGGAGTCGAACTTAACAAAAGTTTTCGTGCCAGCCGGATCGATGTTATATCTTAGCGTGTCAGCACTCGTTTCATCAACTTGGCTAAAATCAACGGAACTAACTTCGTCCGCATTTATTATTACATATTTTCTACTCATAATTTTATTAGCTTGGGACTGAAGTTGAATAGGTTGGCCCATTAGTTAGTGTTCCGTTATTTCCAGCACTACCTTGGTCGGTGATAGTTGTTCCGGATGAGCCATTTTTATCTCCCATTCTCCACCAAAGTGCTGGACTGAATGATGAAAGTTCACCAGGTACTCCAGCACTTCCACCACTCCCACCACTCGATTCACCTTTGTAAAGGTTTGTGATTTGTGCGGAACTCAAACTTGCAGTAAAAATAGATAACTCGTCAACTAAGCCAGAGAAATTGTAAGTCGCTGCACCACCCCGGTCTCTCGCACCGACACGGACTCGATCCGCTGAGAGTTGACTACCATTACCTGAAGAATATGTTCCGAAGTGGTTACCTACATTCGACCCGTCCAAATAAATATCGTATCCAGCGTTTCCACTATTTGTGCTAGAACTACTTGCCCATACAATTGCTAAATGATGCCAATTAGTGTTAATAGTCGCACTAGAGTTAGCGTAAGACCATAAGTGGTTGCCTGTGGAAACTGTAATAATTCCATCATCCGCTGGGCCGTAAATCAGATCACCTCCAAATGCAATACCTTCATCACCATCCCCTAAAGCCACTAAATAATCAGGTGTACTTTTACTTATCGTTGAAGATGCTTTAAACCACACGCTAACCGTACCCACTGTAATGCCTGAAATTGTTCCAGCATCAACATAGTCATTAGTTCCATCTAGGTCAATCGATGCCGTATTTACAAAAGCTGGAATATCATGCTCTCCCCCAACAATATAGGAATTAGAAGCAATAGGAACTATATTTATTGATGCGTGTTGTCCAGCAGTTGCAGTCTTATTACTAATCCCTGCTATAGTTACACCACTTGCTCCTTCGACTTTTACTTGACCGCTACCACTTTGTACAAGTGTGCAATTAAACCCCGAAGTTAATCCGCTTGCGACTGTAACATCGCACCCACCCGTAGCAGAACAAACTATGACTTTTCCGTTGTCACTATCGCTGAGTGTCCTAGTTGCCCCAGACTCTGCAACTATAGTAAAGAATGCTGGACTAAAATCCGTGCTTGCGGAAGTTGCTGCTGTACCAAGTCCAAGATTACTTCGACTTGTTCCGGCATTTGCAACATCACTTAAATTATTGCTTGCGACTAAATCTCCTTGGGGTGCAGCAGCTACCAAGTTGGCAACAGTTACTTTTTTAGTGGTTGCAGTTCCACTGACATCCACGATGGGTAATACATCATCAGTTGCAGGTGTTGCTGAAAGAGCAGTAAGTGCGGTTATCTTTTTATTAGCCATTTTATAATTGGGTTAAAATTCAAATTCTAAATACTTGCCATCCTCGGTCTGCATGAATGCACCTGCCTGTGTAAGTAGTACAAGGTTTGGCCCAAAAGGTGGAGTTCCACTTCCTGTGCTTGCGCGTCCTACGCTAAGATTAAGATCGAGTGTGAGTGCCATTAAATGTTGTACGCTATGACTGCACCACTTGTAAGTGTTATGGAACTTATGTTTCCATAAATCGCAGTATTTGCAG